CCGTCTGGCCCCCGCCGTCCGCCGCGTCCTCGAGACCTACCCGCTCGCCGCATCCCCGCAGGAGAAAAACGCCCTCCTGAAAACTGTCCTGCAGAAGGTCCTCTACCATAAACAGACCAAATCCTACACCAAATCCGGCAGCGACATGCACGTCACCCTCTACCCCCTCGCGGATTGATGGTTGTACATTTATTTGGGACGCATGAATGAATCCCATTTAAATGTAGATTTTATAGCAAGTGAAAATCCCTCCTGGTCGCAGGAGGGATTTCTTTATTTTGCGATATGCTCATAATACGCCATGAGCTTCTGTTCCGGCCCCGGGCCGTCCTTGTCGAGCAGAAACGCCTTTGCCAGAGCAGCGTAGAACTCCGGGCGGTTGAGGCCGAACTCTACGGCGACGGGGTAGTAGTCCGAGTACATCATGTTCATGGTCACGCCCCACGCCCAGCGTGGGATATCGGTTTCCTGGACACCCATGCCGTCGGCGATGGCGCTGGTCTGATCCATCGACCAGTGCGGGCCGGTCGTGCCGTCGGCGTTGCGCATGGCTGCCGCCCACTGCATGGCGGTCGCGCGGTCAAACTCGACCGTCTCCGGCTCGTCGTGGTCCTCGAGCTTATCCAGCCGGCACAGCAGATCTGTGACTGCTGCGGCCTGCTCGACCGTACGCATGGACACCGGGCACTCCGCGATCTCCCGCAGCGCGGCGTGGAGTTTGTCTTTATACGCCTGCATGATAGCACCTCATGCGAGCTTGAGCAGCCCCGTGCAAAGCTCGATCACGGAGCCTGCGGCCGTGCTGTCGGTCGTCGCCACGAGCGTGAATGTATGATTGACGCAGCAGCAGCACCCGGACAGCTCCAGATCCGTCTCCGTGTGGATCTCCGCATTGCCGGATGCCGGCAGCGTGACGCGCTTGAGCGTGCATGGCAGCGCGACGCCGTCCATGTACCACTGCAGGGTCAGGACGCCCGCGGCCGTCGCCGCGATGACCGCATCTGCGGCCAGATGATACAGGCCGATCTTGACCGTGTCGTAGCTCTGCGGCTCGACCTGGATGGACGAACCGGAATTGACGACCTTTGCCCCGGCCAGCGTCAGCACGTTTTCGCTGTCTGCCGCGAGCAGTTGGGGCGCGTTATTAAAATATCGGACGCAGGATTTTTGATACGCCCGATTTCCATTGCCGTTATTACAAGCCATTTTCATTACTCCTTCCGTTTGGGCTTATGTGAAGGGGCATTATGCCCCGGATAGCTATATCAGGATGGGTCCGCGTCAGCCGCCGCAGCCGCACGGATTGCAGGGCGGGTTCTGGTAGTACCTGCCCAGCTGGCCGAGGATGTACTGCGACTGCATATAGTCGTTGTTCGCGGCGCGGCTCTGTGCGAGTTCGTCGCGCAGGCGCTGGTTCTCCTGCTGCTGCAGGAGCGTCCGGGTCGCCTCGCCCTCGGCGTGGATGGCCGTCTTGATCTCGCACGCGTTGATGCTGGAGTTGTAGTTGACGCCGTCGATCGCGCGGAGAATGTCACAGCAGCACTTCTGCTGCACAGAGATGCCGCTCTCCGTGACGGACTGCAAATCGCGCAGCTCGCCGAGGATGTTGTAGGCGTTGTCCTTGACGGCGCTTGTGACGTCGTACGCGCCCTGACGCGTTGCGGCCACGCCCTCGTTGTTCTGGCGCTCCAGAGCCGCAAAGTCCGTTGCACGCTGTACGTCGGCCTGCGTCGCCGGGGCACTCTCGCCGCTGCCGCCGAAGCCTCTGCCCGCGAAGAGCAGGAAGAACAGCGCGATCAGGATGACAATGCCCCATCCGCCGAAGCCATAATCCTTATCCATGGTTTTCCCTCCTTTCTGGGTGGAATGAAATTTGATAGGCGCTTTCGCGCGGTATCACTTGCCGATCTGGCCGACGAGCTCGCCGACCGTCTTGTTTTTGTTTGCCTCGAACCACGCCTCAAAGCCTGGCTGCGAGGCCAGGAAGCTAAGTACCATCTGCGGGCTCTGCCCCTGCAGCGTCGTCTTCGCTGTCTGCAGCAGACCGTTCAGCAGCTTGTTTCCCCCGCCGTTTCCGCCCATCAGGGCCATAATCGGATTTTGCATTGAGCTTTCCCTCCAGTTCTTCGATTTTCCCGGCCATGCTCTGCAGGCCGGCCGTGATCTGTTTCAGCTGCTCCTGCAGCTGGTTTGCCGCCTTTTCCTCTTCTGTCGGCTCCGGGAAGATCCGGAACCGCGCGATGGTCTTGGCCGCCATGCTGTCCGTGCGGATGTAGTACAGCAGGTTCTCGGTCTCGTGCAGCGCGAGCGCGTTGTCGTTCGGCTGCATCTGCAGGTTGTTGATGCTGGCCTCGCTGGCCACGGTCAGCACGCCGAGCTTCGGCGGCTGCGGCGGCAGCTGCGGGCCCTGCGGCCGCGGCATGGGCTGCAGCTGGATCTGCTGCGCGCCGTCCATCTCCCAGCGGCCCGTGTACGGGTTGTACGCCATGCGGTATCGCCCCTTTCTGCTACCATTCTAGCGTTTCCCCGTCCCCGCTGGGGGGCATTTGTGTACCATTTGTGTACCATTTGTGGGACATGCGGGCATAGAAAAAGCGCCATGAGCCGTTGCTCATGGCGCTTTCTCTTTGTCCGTTTTCCCTACCAGGCGGCGGGCGGTGTTGTAGATGTGGGGCAGGCGGCGGGAGATGGTTTTGCGGTCGACGCCGATCTCGGCGGCGGCGTCCATCTGCGGGAGCCTGCCCACGATATAAAGCCTGATGATCTGGCGGTCGATCAGGTCACAGATCCCCTCGTCAGCGACGTGCTCCCAGTCCCTGCGCGTCATGTTTTCCAGCCCCTTCGGCAGGGCCAAACGCGCAGTGATTTGTCCATCGCTCCCTTCGTGCCCGCCGCCCGGGCGGGTCAGCGGTCAAAGACGCCGGTGCGGTCCAGGATGACGAGCATGCGGACGTTGTCCTCGCTCAGATCGAGCGTCAGGTCTTCGCCCGTGCCGCCCTTTCCTTTAAGCAGGCCCTTGCTGACCAGCTTGTCCAGCGTCTGGCGGTACGTCTGGTTGTCGACGTCCCGCAGCTTTTCGTATCTCATGGCTGTTTCCTCCTGCAGTCTTGCCTTGAATTCCTGCCACTGGCGGTCGCCGGAGGTGCCGTAGTAGATGTTGTGCGCCGGGCCGACGAATGGGGCCGGGCAGATCTTTCCGGTGACGTCATAGTGGCGGATGACGTTCTCCAGCGGGATGTTGTACTGCCGCATGAGCTTTGCGGTGAGCCATACGGCGTTTTCGATGACGCGGCGGTCGAAGTACCAGTCCTTGTCGTTTGCGTTCAGGCGGCTGCTGTCGAGCTTCTGCGGGCGCAGCTCAATGCCGATGGAGTTGCAGTTGCGGCACTTCGGATGCCGGTAGCGCAGGCCGCCCACGGCCCCGCAGTGCCACGCCATGTCGGTATCCGGCACGCAGTGGTAGATGACGTCCTTCTCATCCACGCAGTAATGCGCGGACGCCTGCGCCTCTGGGGCCTTGAACCACTCCGACGCGCCATAGGCGCTGGAGAGGGCCCCGAAGAAGTGGATGACCAGATACTGCGGCTTATTGCCGCCCCGGTAGATGTTGACGCTCGTGAAATTGTCTACGATCTGCGGCGGCATCGTCTTCATTCTTCCTTGACCTCCGGCAGGCCCGCGACGCTCGTCAGCAGGGACAAAATGCCCGCCAGCGCCGAGGCCGAGGCGACGGCGATCCAGTTGACTTCGGACAGGATCGCGCTCGTGCCGATAGTTGCGACTGCCGTCTGGCATACCGTTTTCAGTGCGCGGATGCCCGCGGCTTTCCACCATTTTGCGTTCATATGTATTCTCCTTTCAGGTTTTACGCCTCCCGGCGAAGATTATAAGATTTTACCCAGCACCCAGCCGATGATGCCCGTGACCAGCGCGGTCAAAACGATCTTGACCAGCGCGTCCCAGTTCTTGCCCGGGCGGGCGGTGAGGTTGTTGACGCTCGTCTGCATGCCGTCGATCTTGTCGTCGAGCGTCTTCATGTGCTCGGCCATGACGGCGACGGCCTCGGCCAGCTTGGCCACGGCGTCGGTCTTCTTCTCGAGATCCTTGATCCGGCCGGTGTTCCGGTCGACGTTGCCGCGGATCTCCGCGACGGCAACGTTCAGATCCTGCAGGTCCATCCGCCTTTCTCCCTTCTGCGTTTATCAGATCGGCACGAAGGCCGCGTCCGTCCACTTTGCCGTCGCGCCGGCCGCGCCCATCCAGACCTTGATCTCGCCGCCATGCGTGTAGTAGGCGTTCTGGATGAGGGGCATATCGGGCTTCCATGCGATGGGGTTGTCCGCCGTGCCGGCTTTCACGGCCTGCTCGACGTACACCTGCCGGACGAGGATCTTGTTGACGTAGATGTTCCGCCAGTCGTAGCCCAGCTTGTCCGATTGCGTCACGTCCTCCGTGATACCGCCCGCGGCCTGCACGAGCTTGCCATCCGTAATTGCTTTCTTTACCTGTGCCAGTTTAGCCTCTGTCATATGCCGCCTCCAGTTCCGCCAGCAGATCGCTGGCTGTTTTTTTGCCCATCTTGACGGTGATGGTCCCGTCTCTGTTGTCGGTGACGGGACCGGCGAGGGTGAAATCCGCGTAGTCGTCCATGTAGCGGTCCTCGGCGGTCTCGGTCGTCGACTTGACGGTTCCGTCCTCGTTCATCTGGACGTTGCCCTCTGCGTCCAGCACGGGGACGGCCGTGGTGTAGCGGTGGATCATGCCCCATACTGCGCCGTCGCAGAACAGCGCCAGCGGATCCGGGGCCGCGCTCTTGGCGATGGTGACGGCGCGGCTCTCGCGCCCGTCCCAGTCTGCGTCGCGCATGCGGCCAGCGGCCGGCCGCGTCTCGATCTCCTGCCCTCCGATGGTGATGTACCAAGTGTCCATAAGTTCCTCCTGTCTATTGCTGCACAGCATTGGCCTGCAGCCATGCTAATAGTGCTCCTGTTGGTGGTTCTGCAAAGATAACTGTTCTGTACTCTTCGCCATGAACCCAGTTTCCTTCTTCATACACATTCAAACTGTCATATCTTAAGACTCGATAATAGTTTCCGCTGCATTTAAACTGCGCATATTTTTCTCCATTTGATGTAAATTCGACATTTACGTCAAGCTGGTTGTATGTTTTTAAGTTCCTTTCTATGATCCATGTCTGTCGCTCGTCTCCGAATCCTACCTCATATGCCGTCCCATTCACCAGCGTTCGACCCCCCCGATTTGGTAACTTGTACCATCAATCAGGTCGGTGCCGCCTTTGATGGCGTAGGACGTGCCGTCTTTCAAAATGTGGTGTGTGCCCATGTGGGTCCTCCTTTATGCTGCAAGGGTGTAAGTGCCGTCGGGGTTGGCCGTGACGATGAGGGTGGCAGGAATGGTGAAAGCGGGAACAATATGGTTTGTTTCAAAGTACGGCACAATGCTTGCGTTCCTATCGGATCTTACGTAACACACTTCTATGTGGGTCTTTATTCTCGGTGTTCTTGTCCATTGCTCGGCTTTTCTTAAGTTAAACGCATACGGTAACGCTGTCCCCTCTACGTTATATATAGTCGGCGATGCCGCAAACCCTAGCTCTGTCATGGAAAGTATGAATCCCTTTGCGCTCATTGTCGTTGTCTCATCGTTTTCGTTTGTGATTGGTATTTTTATCGTTCTAATTTCTCCTCGAATTCTTTCGTCGACAACTGAACTTGCGTAAATTTCCGCTTTCTCGCTGGCGATACTACTCGCATATGAGTTTCCGCTCGAGTCACTCCCAAATTTTGTTGTTCCTCCATAGTATCCATCCTTTACGATTAGCGTCCGCCCGGTTCCGTTCAGCTCAGATTCGTAGTCATGCTTCGCCACGTAAAACGGCACGGGACTGCCGGATTCGTTCATGTACAGGATCGCGCCGGGGGTGATGGTGCTCAGGGGAATGCCCTTCGAAAACGGCACGGTAAACGCCGTTCCGCCGATGAGGGTCTTTCCGGCTTTGCAGCCGTAGCCTGTGCCGCCGATCAGCTCCCGCCCGCCGGATACGGAATAGGCCGTGCCGGAGATCAATGTCTTGTGCGCCATGGGGCCTCCTCACTCATACTGCCAGTTGATGGCCATGTTCTCGGTCGGCGTGGTCTCCGCGGAGACCAGCGTCTGCTTGGTGATGTTGCCGGTCTTCATATAGTCCGTGCCCGCCACGGCCACCGCCCACGCCGTCGGCTTCCCGCTGGCGTCCACCGCCTTGACCTTGATCAGGTCCCCGACGGAAGCGCCGGAGGCGAGAAGGACGTCCTGCTTGGCCGCGACCTGCGCGGGCGTGGCGTAATCGGTCCCGGCTTTGGCCGCGGAGACGCCGCCCGCGCCGTCACCCTTCAGAATGCCGGCGGCGGTGATCTTGTTCTGCTTTTCGATGACGTCGGCGAGCTGCAGCGCCATTTCATCCAGCGTCGCGCCGGACGTGACGGCGACGCCGTTTTGCTGCAGGTAATTGCCGAGGGTGGTCTTGGCGCCCGCGAGGCGGTCGATCTGGCTCTGTACGCTCATGTCGGCCTCCTTAAATTGCGGCGAGGGCGGTCTCGATGTCGTCGGTCAGGCTGACGGTGCCGCCGGAGGTGTAGCCTGCGGGGATGGCGGCGCTGGTCTGTGTCAGGCCGTCGATGGTCTTTGCGATCGCGCCGTTGTTGGCCATGGTGCCTTCGACCTTGCTGCCGTCGGCCAGCACGATGAACTTGCCGTCCAGCACGTCGGCGGCTCCGGCGGTCACGCCGGAAACGTCTTTGTATTTGGCCGGGATAGCCCCGACCGTGACCTTGCCGAGCACCTTGCCCTTGGTTGGCGTGATGTCCTGCGCGGCCTCGGCAGGCGTGGCGGACTTGGTTTCCAGCACGACGGATACCTTGCCCGTTCCGGAGTGCTTGCCCGCCGGGACGGTGTATTCCTGATTGCCGGTCGTAGCGTCCAGAACCTTTTCGACCGCGCCGTTGTCCGGCATGGTGCCCGCCTGCGTCACGCCGTCGGCGTCGATAAAGACTTTATTCGCCAGCACGTCGCCGGGCGCGGCGGTCGTCGCGGACACGTCCTGATAGTTTTCCGGGATCGCGCCGACGGTGACGGCGGACAGGCCGTAGTAGCCCTGATCCGGGGCGACGGACTGCTGCTCCTTGGTCGGGGTGACGGATTTGGTCTGCAGGTTGTAGTTGCCGCCGCCGGAGACGCCCTTGACCGTGCCGGAGCCGTTGTGATAGCCCGCGGGGATGGTGTAGGACTCGCCCTCCTTGACGTTGGCGTCAACCGCGCCCTGATTTTTGATGGCTGCGGCCTTGTCGGCCAGCGCGTCGAGCTTGTCGGTGCTCGCGGCGAGACCGAGGCCGACGAGCCAGGTGCGGATCTTGTTCCGCGCGGTCTGCAGTCTGGTTACTTCTGTCTGTGTGCTCATAAAATCACTCCTTTAGATTGTCGCCAGCAGGGCGTTGATGTTGCCGACCTCGGTATAGACGGCGGCGCTGGTTACGGGCTTGGTGTTGTCCTTCTCGACGGCCGCGGCCGTGTCGACGGACAGGGTATTGGTGGCCGCGTCGAGCTTGAGGCCGTCGCCGATGGTGTAGCCCCCGCCGCCGGAGCCGCCGCCGGACTGTCTAGCCTCGTTGATGGCGTCGACGAGGTTGCCCTTGTTGTAGGTCTTGAGGTCGTCCAGATCGCCGATCTGCTTCTGCAGCTGCGCCCAGACGGGCAGGGACGGGTCGGCCGAGGCGTCGCCGGACGGATCCGCGCTGGGCTGGACCTTGCCGAGGCTCACCCAGACGGTCGGCAGGACGACGCCGCTTTCGTCCGTGCCATAGACGCCCACGCGGGCGTGGCGGCCCGGGACGGCGAGAACTTCGTGCGGGACGGGAACGGTATCCCCGTCCCAGTTCGCCGCCAGAATGTCGACGGTGGTCTTGCCGTTGGTAAAGACGGCGGTCTTCGTCAGCCCGTCCCACTCGGGTGAGAAGACGAACTGCACCGTCACGGCTTTGCTCATTCCCGCCGTCAAAAGCTCCGGCGGCGACGCCAGATGCGCGCACGCGCGGGAGCAGTGGATGGTGATCATGCGTTATCAGCTCCTTCGAAGGTCACAAACGGCTCAAGGCACTTGATATCCCCGGCGGAAAGCCGGATATCGAGGTCGAGCGGAAGCGTGATGTGCGGCAGCTCGGGGAGCGTGTCGGCGTCCAGCTCGTTCAGCTCCGCCTGCGGCCGCCCGCTCATGAGCTGGTTTCCGTAGAATTCGAGTGTTGGGTTGAGCCTGGTCGCCAGCATGGCGAGCTGATAGGCCTGCCGGAGCGGCAGGTCCTGTTCGATGAGCTTTTGCAGTGGCTTTGCCGCGAGCGCGATGTCGTATAATTTCATGATGCCCTCCTTAGTTGATGGCTGTGCCGTTGACGGTCAGCTTCCCGGATGAGTTGCACGCAAGAGTGCAGTAGCGGTATGAACTGTAATACAGCACGATTTCGTCTCCCCTGACTGTCACGGGATAGCTCGATGTCCCTATCTCAAAGCCGTTCGAGGACGGCGTCAGGGTTTTTGTTTTCAGCTCCAGCGAATTGTATCCGCTCTTGAGTCCTGCGGCGGATACCGTGCCCCACTTCGCGGCGTAGGCCGTCGATCCGTTTTTCAGGAGCACCTGGCCGTCTGTGCCGCCGCTCGGAAGCGTGCCGTCGACGTCGCCCCACGTGCAAGCGTAGTTGGTGGCGCTGGATTTTTTCAGCACCTGGCCGGATGTGCCGCCGGTCGGGAGCGCGCCGGTGATGCTGCCCCACTTGGCGGCGTAGTTGCTCACGCCGTTTTTGAGCAGGACCTGACCATCGGTGCCGCCGGTCGGCAGGATGCCGTCGGGGCTGCCCCAGGTGACGGCGTAGTCGGTGGCGCTGGATTTTTTGAGCACCTGGCCCGTCGTTCCGCCGGGCGGCAGAGCACCGTTGATGTCGCCCCATTCGACGGCGTAGTCGGCGTTGTCTGACTTTTTGAGGATCTGTCCGCTCGTTCCTCCGGTCGGCAGGAGGCCGGTGATGCTGCCCCATGTGAGCGCGTAGTCGTTGTCGGACGATTTTTTGAGTACCTGCCCGGCCGTACCGCCGGTTGGGATCTTCGCCGGCGCGTCCGCGCCGGGGTTGCCGATCGGGAACATGACGACCTTGCTGCCGGACAGTTCGAGGACGGCCACGCGCTGTCCGGCGGCAAAGTTGATGCCGGTGTTGCATTTAAAATGCTTCTCGGTCGGCTCCTCCGCGCCGTCAGGCGTGAGGGTCAGGCCGTCTTCCTCGACCGTCGCAATGACGGCCAGCTGGAACGGCTGCTGCTGTTCTTCGGTCTGCTGCTCTTCTGGTTCTTCGGTGTACAGGCTGTCGACGCCTTCCATTATGCAATCACCGTCCTTTTTGCAGAGTGTGTCATGAGACTTCCGGCTGACAGCTGCATCTGCCAGCCGGTCTCGAGGTAAATGCCGCCGATGTCGTCGTGCGTGAGCGCGAGGACGTCACCGATGCCGTGGCCGGGGTCATTGAGCGTGTAAAACGTGATGGCCCGGGCGGAAAGGAGCGACTCGTTGCGCATGCGGTCGGCGTAGGCCTGCAGCTCCTCCTGCGAGGCGATGTTGTCGACCTTGATGAGCGAGGCGATGCGCATGTTCCGCCGGAAGGTGGACTTGCGCGACTGCGGATTGTCGTTGACGGCCGTTGCGACCATGGGCTGCTCCAGATCCGGGTTGGAGCAGACGCAGATGAAGACGTTCGGCGCGTTGAAGATGTCTTCCTCATCTGAGAAGTTCGGCCCCGGATGCCGGTCCGGAAGAAAGAGGTCCGTCGTGCCGTAGGACCAGTCGATGTTCTGCGCGCTCGGCTCCTGATAGGGCTCGAGACGGGCGACGCCGGAGGCGTCGAACCAGAGGCTGTTGTAGTTGATCTCGGCCAGCAGGTCGTTGACGATGGTCAGGTAGCTCGTGCCGACATCCCAGTCCTCGCGGTCGGTCTGCAGTGTCGCGTCCGACGGCGTCGCAATGACGAGCGCGACGCCGCAGGCGGTGAGCAGCTTGCGGATCTCGGTGAGATAGGACGCACCGGCGGACAGGTGCAGGATGGTCTCGGTGCGGTTGCTGTAGACGCGCCAGCAGCGGTCGTAGGCCTCGACCTCGACGCGCTTCTGACCGGCCGCTCCCTTGATGCTCGGGGTCGCGGCCTGATAGATGCCGAGGGGCGTCTCCTTCCCGTCGATGGCCATGACGGGCTGCAGCTCGTCGGAGAGGTAGTCGACCGCGTCGTTGACGAGGAAGGTGCCCTTGATGCTGGTGTGGATTGTCGCGTCGCGGCTGGCGATAATCTGCGGCGGGCTGCCGGTGTCCCATTGGAGGTGGGTGATGGGTGCGCCGTTTCTGAGTACGTCGACGCGGAAGCGGACGTCACGGGTCAATGGTGATCGCCTCCTCCCGGTTCGTGTGCGAGATGGTGAAGGAATAGCGGCGCATGAACTCGTCGCAGTTGCTCTCGAGCGACGGGAGCGAGCCGATGGCCATGTTGCCGTAGCGGTCCTTGAGGCAGACGAGGCGGCCTACAAGGGCCTCCAGCGCGAGGGCGGCGGCCCGCTGCGCGTGCGGCCAGGCGCAGGCGACGGACAGGGCGCGGTCGCGCTGCTCGCTGCGCTCCTCGACGGGATAGGCCAGCCCAGCCAGATGGACGGTCGAAACGCCGGCGGTGAAGCTGGTGCGGTTGGTGCGCAGCTGCGTCTCGGACAGGCGCATCTCGAGCCAGACGCCGGTCTCGAGGTCGCAGATCATGTTGGTCTCAGGCAGGATCTCGGCGGTGTCGGAATTGGACACGCCGTAGTTGTCGCTGTCTGCGTAGCAGCCGCGGACGCGGTAGGTGACGCTGCCGATGCTGGTGTGGTCGACGTACTGCTTCTGGACGGTGCGGGCGATGGCCGCGCCGTCCCGCTCGACGAGGTAAAAATCGTAGCTCCCGGCGGTCTGCCAGGTGAGCGCGGCCTCATGGCCGGCGGTGACGGTCAGTGTGATGGCCTCGCCCTCGGTGTGCGAGATGGGCAGCGCGGCCGCGGACCACTCGGACCACATGCCGTACTTGTTCTGCACGCGGACGCGGACGGTGTAGCTGCCGTCGGCGAGGTAGACCGGCGAGCGCCAGGCCTTTTCGGTTCCGTAGACCGTTCCGGTGGCGTAGCCATTGGAGAGCGTCAGCTGATAGGCCTCCTGCTCAGAGGTCTGCCAGGTGATGCGCGGGCGCGGGCCGGTGGACTGGATGACGATGGACGGGGCCGACGGGGCGTTGATGGCGATAAACTCGGCCTTTTCGCTCCACGCCGAGGCCGTGCCGTCGGTGTTGTAGGTGCGCACGCGCCAGTATTTTGTTCCGCTTGTGAATTTGTTCGCCGGAACGTCGTAGTACTGATTTTCTCCGGTGACGGTCGCGAGCATGTTCCAGGTCGTGCCGTCGGCGGACCATTGCAGATCCGCCTTGCTCTGCGGCGTGCCGGTGGAAATGATGTGCTGCCACGAAAAGCGGTTGGCGATGGTGGCGTCAATGACGATGCCGGAGGGGGAGATCGGCTTGCAGGATGGTGTGACGTCCGTCGTTGTAATTTCCTGCCATGCAGATGTTGTTGTCGTTCCGCTGTTCGCCGTCACCTTTACGCGCCACTCGATCGTCCCAGACGGGAATGTATTTGCTGGGACCGTGCAGGCGGTCGTCGCGCCGGATACGCTGATCGTGTTTGATGTGCTCGCATTTTTTACGCGCCACTCGAAGACTGCGGAGGTTTGCTTTATCTCTGCGAAACAGACCTGCGAGTCTGCGGTGTCATCGTCACAACGCCATGTAAACGTATTTTTTTCAAATCTGTTCACGAAAGCACCGGCTGTCGGAGCGAAACTATTTGCTGTTATCCCTACAATGTCGTCCGAATACTCGCACACCAGCGATGGCTTCCGTGTTGACTTTGCGCCGAATATAATCGCCTCGCTTGTCCCTGATTCCCCTCCCCGAAGCGCAACCACAAAGCCATTTCTTATTCCTTCCTGCAGTTCTTCTTTTTTTGATTTGTAATTTTTCAGGTCAAAAACTGCATTTAGCTGTACGATTTCATTCAGAGCCGTCCAGTTTCCGTTCGCTTGCTCCGAGATTCCTGTGAAGGTCTGGTATATCTCAGGCCTTGTCGCATACGTCATTGTGTCCGCGTCAAATTGACTTGCCAACGCATTTACATATGTCCAAATCTCCTTGTATGTAGCTCCGCTTTCTGCTGTTGGCTGTGCATAAAATGCAAGCGTTACTTTTGTTACCCGTTTGAACTTGTATGCGTCGCCCGGCACAGGGAAGTTGATATATACGTTATCCCCTCGCTTAACGTTTCCCGCGTCTCCTGTAAACGGCTCTACGAAGAATTTGTACTGTGTAAGATTCGAATAGTTCGTGTTCGGGTGGTTTTTTGCAACTGCTGTTGAACCGCTTGCCTGCACTGTAAACGTCGGCATTTACTTTGCCCCCATTCTGGTTGTGATGCGTGCGTTTTTGGCGATGCGGAGGATGGTGTCGAGGTCTTCGACGTGGTCGACGTAGACGGCGGTGTTGTATGTGTCGCCGGAGGTGTAGCGGGTCTCGCTGGCCGTCTGGATGCGCGAGCCGGAGGGGAGATAGATCCGCTCAAGGCCGTTCTCGTTCACCCGCGTCCAGCCGCCAGACCAGTTGTCCGTGCCGGCGGCGTTGCCGCCCAGATACCGCCTGCGCCATTCGTCCTCGGTGATACCGAGGGTCGACGAGTCGCCGCGGGCGACGGCCTCTTCGTAGGCCTTGGAGAGGTCGGACGCGCTCTGGCCCCACTGCTGCTCGTTGTAGCTGTCGAGCAGGTTCTGGTAGTTGTTTCCGTTGCCGCTGCTGTAGTCGAAGCCCAGCGCATGCTTCATCTGGCCCCAGCCCTCGCTGATGTGGCCGGTGCCGAAGTTGATGACGCCTTTGAGCAGCTCCGCCGCGTCGGCCATGAGCGCCATGACCTTTGCCAGCGGCTGCAGCGCCTTGGTCAGCGCCGGGACGCGGTTGTTTGACAGGTCGGACATTGGATTGAGGATATCGCCGACGGTCTCAAGCAGCATGCCGAAGGCGTCGACGATGCCGGAGTCCTTGATGGCCTTGCCGCCGTCCTTGACCATGCTGGTGACGTCGCCGTAGAATTCTTCGAGGTACGGGGCAAACTCGACGGCCAGCTGGTTTTTGACGCCCTCCTGTGTCTTCTGCAGGCGCTGATAGGCGTCGTCGACCGCTCCGAGTGCGGAAAGCGCCTCGTCGTCGAGCACGTAGCCGACATTATGCGCCTCGTCGGCGTAGGCCTTGAGGGTTTTCGACCCCTGGATGATCAGCGGATTCAGATCCTGCGCGGAGCGGCCAAAAATGTCCATGGACATGGCGTCCCGCTCGGTCTCGTTTTTCACCTTTCCGAGCGCGTCGATCGTCTCATAAAAAACGTCGTTCGCGCTGCGCATACTGCCGTCGGCATTGGTCACGGAGACGCCCAGTGCCTCAAAGGATGCCTTCGCATTGCCCGTGCCGTTCATCGTGTCCTGCATGTTGTTGGTCAGCTTGCGGAGGCTGCCCTGCAGGGTGTCGACAGAGACGTCGATCAGCTCGGTTGCGTAGGAAAACTCCTGCAGCTGGTCAGTCGTCTGGCCGGTCTGCATGGAGAGCGTGATGATGTTGTCGGCAAAGGCGGCGGACTCCTTCGTCATGGAGATCATGGCTTTTTCTGCCTTGACGATCGCCGCCGCGACGGCAGCGAAGCCGCCCGCCAGCGCCAGAGACGACGCGTCAAGGCTCCCCATGGCGTTCATGGAGGACTTCATGCCGTCCGGCAGCTGAATGCCAAGCTTGGACGTCAGGCCATTCACCACGTCGCCGAGGTTGCCCATGCTCTGCCCGGCGTCCTCGGTTGCGGTGGTCGTGTCTTCTATCTGCTCTGTGTTGTTTTTCAGCTGTCCGTTCAGCTTGTAAAGCTCGGCTTCCGCGTTATTGAGTTCTTTTTCCCAGCGCAGCGTTTCCACTGCGTTTGATCCGTAATTTTCTGCGGCTTCTTCGAGCCCAGCTTTCAGGTTATCGATTTTGTCATACTGCAGGCTTATTTTTTGGGTTAGCAGGTCCGTTTTCGCCGCCGAAAGTTCTGCTGATTCTGCGTTATCCGCATATTTTGCCGATACCTTCCGCATCTCGGCGTCCAGCACGTCCATGCTTGCGCTGAGCCGTTCGATATTATTTCGGTATTTTTGTTCTTTTTCACCTTCCATGCGCTTTTCATTTTCGCGCATCTGGTTATTTAGATCGTTCAGTTTCGCTGTTGCGTTTTGCAGGCTGGCCTTCCACGCCATTGTAGCTTTGCTGGATTCTCCCGTTTTTTTTACGGAATTTTTCAGAGCCTCTTGCATATAGCGGATCTTTTCTGTTTGTGAATAGATCTGCCGTTGCAGGATGTCATTCTGTTGCCCTAGCAGTTTTGCGCTGTCTGCATTTTTCCCATACGCAGACGTTACTTTCCGCATCTCGGCGTCCAGCACCTTCATGCCGCTGCCGATCTCGGAAATTGCCTGCTTGTATTCTTTTTCGCCCGAAAGCGTAAATTTTGTGTTGATATTTGGCATATTACGTGCCTCCGTTGATGTAGGCCGAGAGGCTCTGCGGCTCTTCCGGCTTTTTTGGCGGCTCCAGCGCGTCCAGCAGGAGCGTCAGGCGGTGCGGGCTCATGGTCTTCCAGAAATCCCGCTCCGGCAGATGCAGCCGGAAGAGCCAGATTGCGAGGAAGCCGGGGAAATCAAAGCCCAGCTGCTTCGGTTTCCCCGGCGGTGTCAGTTTTTTTCGTCTTCCGACGTTTTTTCACCGAGTTCTTCCTCCGGCGGCGTGACTGCGGCCTGGATCAGCGGATAGATCTGCGTCCCGGCCTCAAGCGTCTGGTGCATGGTGAGCTTCCGGCCCAGCTGCTTGCTTGTAAAGCGCAGCGGAAGGCCGTTTTCGTCGGTGATGCCATGCGTGTCTGCGGCGTCGGTCAGCATGGCGGCCAGGAAGGCCAGCGTGCTTTTGAGGCCGTGCACCGTATTCAGCGCGCGCAGCAGATTTCCGTCGTATTCGTCCTGCACGTCGGCAAGGACGTTCATGTTGCAGGAGAGCCGGTAGACCCGGCCCTCAAGTTCATAGTCGACGGTGTTGAGCTTGGTCGTCTCCATCAGGTCTCACCCAACTTTCCCTTGATCCAGGCAACGGCCTCCGCCGCGGTGTCGACGGTCTCGGTCTCGAGCAGCAGTTCGTCGGTCGAATCGTCTGCGAGGAATTCGCCGGTCGTGGTTGGCGTGTTGAACTGGATGTTCTCGCCCTTGGTCTGATAGCTCATCGAGGGCGGGCCGAACAGCGCTTTCGGCACCCAGATGCAGGTGTATTTGGTCACGCCGTCGATCTTATCCGGCGCGTAAAAGCCGACGCCGACATAGTTCGCGATGTCTTTTGCCGAGAATTTCAGATTTTCCTTGCTCGTATCGGATGTGCAGCCGTAGAGCATGGCCTGTGCGGCCCTTTTGATGTACTTGACAGCCAGCGAGATCGTGCCGCCGGTGGCAAGCTTGATATACTCAGCAAGCTTGGATTCCGCGTACAGGCGGCCCTCGGCGAACTTGAGTTCCAGCTGCGCGCTCATGGCGTCGCCGACTTCGGTCGGCTCTGTGTAGGTCACGGTGCCGGACGTGTTTTTATACTTTCCCGCCCGGATGCCGCGTAAGTCAAAACTAGGCATTTATAATAGGCCCCTTTCTTTCAGCTTTTGTGTGAGGATTTTTTCGAGTTCTCTGTCTACTTGTCTTGCCGCTTCTTGCGAGCCCTTTGTCCAGAAATACGTTCCGGTTATCCTTCCGTATTCCGGCCCGCGCCCGTAGTTCAAAATGAAAAGCACAGCCGCTTTTCGCTCGCCGTGCTTGTTTCTTCCAACAGCTGTTACCTGAATGTATGGTTCCCCGTATTTGTTTTCCCGGATCTTCGTTGGCTTGATGCTTTTGACATAGCCCTCCGTCGCAAATCCACTTTGCGCCACACGTTTTTTGATTTCAGCCGCTAGGATTTTGCCCGCCGCTGTCATGAGCTCTTTTACCGTTTCTTCATCGAGAATGTCTGTGCCTTTCAGCGTTGCTAACATCCCGTCGATTCCGGATGTCTCGAATTTAGCCATACTCCGCGCCCTCCGTTTCGGCGACGAGGGCAATCTGCGTGCGGCCCGTCTCCTTGTCGTAGGTCTCCATGTCGACGGTAGCGATGTAGCCAGCGGCCTCCAGCGCCGTCTTGACGCTGCGCAGGAGCCGAGCGGCAAAGCCGCCCGCGAAGATGGACACGGCGTACTGCACGCCGGTCTCGGCCTCGCTGCCCTCTGCGTAGATCTGGCCGGACTGGCCGAGCAGCTGATATGTGATGTAGGTCTCTTCCGCGCCCTTGTAGGGCGGGTGGCAGACCGGGACGCCCAGGTCTGCCAGCGCCTCATAGATCATCATGCGCCGTCCCTCCGTTTGCAGGTCAGCTCTACCTCTTCCGTCTCCGCGCCGTAGCTGCGGATGACGTCGAAGACGTCCGAGCCGCAGACGAGCTGCTGCTCGCCGCCATACTCCGCGCTGTGCATCCGGAAGATTGCGTCGGTGCGCTTGCCGGCCTGTGCGGCCTGGTAATACTCGGCGCGGTTGACGGATTTACGGGCGGCCCAGACGGTCGTTTCCCGCTCGAGCTTTTCCGCCGTCTGCCCGCTCACGATGGGGTAGGACAGCAGACGCAGCGTGATCTGTGTGTCAAAGATCACGGCATGCACCTCCCGTCCGCCGTCTCCCGGTAGTCGTCCGAGAGGCCCATCGCGTCGCGCAGTTCCTCAAAGCATGTCTTCCACTCGTCGCCGCGGCCGCAGAAATCGTGCTGCCAGCGGACGTAGGCGCGGACGGCGTCTTTGACCAGCGGGTCTTCGTCCGCCCCCTCCACGCCCGCAAGGTGCAGGCGGGAGAGGCAGGCGTCGATCTCGTCGGCGAGCTCGTCGTCAAGGGCGTTTGTGGTCAGCCGCAGGGCGGTTTTTGCAACGTTGATCAAAGCCATTGGTTATCCCTCCCTGTTGGCCGCACGCCGTCAGGCCTTCTTCTTGGTCAGCGTGACGAGGCTGTTCTTGTCGACGACCTTACCGTCGACAAGCGCCAGCGCGACGGTGACCTCGTCGTCGGTCGCGTTGTCGGTGTACTTGCGGAAGGTCATGCCCAGATTTTCGTTCCAGAGGTAGTCCTTGAAATTGAAAATGAACGCAAAGATCGTGTCCGCGGTCACGCTCGCCGTGAAGGACGGCAGATAGTCGCCGACGAGGACGACCTCTCGGCCAAAGAGCGAGTAGACCGGCTTGCCGCTGAGTCCGTAGTTGACGCGGGCGACGGGCTGCTTCTTGTCGTCGACCATGCCGACGATCTGCTCGAAGAAGGTCTTCTTCGACATGCACCAGACGGCGTCTGCGTCGTAAGCCTGCGGCAGCGCGGCCTCTGCCTTGACCAGATCGGTGTACGCCAGCGCGGTCGTTGCGGCAGCGATGTCGATGTTCTGGCCGGTCACGACGGTTTCCTTGGTGATGCCCTTCGGCTGGCCGGAGCCGGATCCGCTGATGATGGACTGTTCCTCGGCCTTGACCATGGCCTCGGCCACGTTGGCGACGAACTGCGACTCAAACATCGGGTAGGTCACGATGGATACCTCAAGCGACATGGAGATCGCGCAGCGCAGCTTGTGGTAGGCGAACGTGATGGAGCCGAGCGCCTTCTTCTGCTTGTCGGATCCTACGCCCTCGGCAACCCAGGAGGCCGTCGGCTTGGCGGAGCTGGTCGGGACGGTCACGCCGCCCTTGTAGGACGTGTGCGTCACGCGCGGCAGGATCATGCCGGTCGCTTCGATCTTCTCGTAGATCTTCTGCAGCGTCGTGGTCGGGATGGCCGCGCCAACGTCGGAGGTCTTGGTGTTTGCGTCCACGTTGGTCAGCTCCGCGGGGATCTTCTTGCCGGTCAGGACGTAGTTCATAAAGGCCCGCTTGTACTCGTCGGTGTCGTACCGGTCGAGCACGTCCGGGGTCTTGGTGCTGCCGGACAGAACGATGCTTTCTGCCGTAGCGACTGGCGGAAGCACCGATACAGCCTGACCCTGTACATGCACGCCCGCGAGGGCGTTGAGATTCGCCTGAATCTTGGCTTCCTCCTCAAACTTCGCGTCGAGCGCCTCGACTTCCTTCATCTTGGCCTGCGCCTCGGCGGTCTTGCTTTCGTCCAGCAGCTTCTGGGCGTCGTCCATGAGCTTCTGGCGCTGGATGTTGTAAATTTCCTTCGTCATTTCAATTCTCCTTTGAGTTTTAAAAATTTCAGTTTTGCTTCTGCCTGCGCCCGTTCGGGCATAAAAAAGTCAGGCCCTGCAGCCTGATTTTTTAAAAGGTTCTCTGCGCGCCGGAGCGCGTCCTCGCTGAGCATGCCGGAATAAAAATCCGCTGCCAGCGGTTTCTGGCCAGAGCCCAGCTGCATGACGCGGTCGATGAGGCCGAGTTCTACGGCCCGCTCCGCCGTGACCCACGTCTCGGCGTCCATCATGGCGGCGATCTCCTGCTCGGTCTTGCCGGTCTTGGCGATGTAGGCCGATGTGATGGCGCGGTTGGCGTCGCGCAGGACACCGGCGGTGTGCTCCATCTGGCGGTAGTCGCCGTCGGCGCTGGACTGGACGTTGTGGATCATCATCATGCCGGTCGGTGTCATCTCCGACTCGCCCGCCATAGCGATGATGGACGCGGCCGAGGCCGCGAGGCCGACGATGCGGATGTGGACGCCGCCCGCGTAGTTGCGCAGTGCGGTATAGATCTCGCTCGCGGCGAAGATCTCGCCGCCGCCGGAATTGATCTCGACCTCTGCCCGCTCACCGTTTCCGGATGCAAGCGCGTCGGCTACGGATTTAGGGCTCGTTGCCTCCATGCCGTACCACTGATAAAAGCGGTGCTGGTTGCTGGACACGATGGGCCCGCGAATGCTGATCTTCATGCGGTTTCATCTCCTTTCTGCGTGGTGTTCCGGTCGACCGGCTGCGTGTCCAGCCTGCGGATCGGCTTGTCTCCGCCGTCTACCGGTGCAAGATTGAACGCACGCCGCCATTCGTTCGGCGTCAGCGCGCCGCGGTCGACCAGCTGCAGGAGGTTGAGCTTGGTCGAGGTCGAGGCGAAGTCCCACGCGGACGCCTCAAAGACGATGCGGTTGCCGCAGCCACGCTCGCGACGGGAGAAGAGCTTGCGGGTGTACTCGCCGCTCAGCTGCTTCAAAACCGGCTCGATCTCGGCGTCAAAATAGGCGTTCTGCTCATCCTCCGTCGCAATGGATGTGACGATGTGCGGGTTGGTATTGAACAGGGCATAGATGCGCTGCGTGGTTTTATCCATCTGGGCGGCGTTCGGGACGTAGTCCTTTGGGTCGATCTGCTTGGCCTCAGCCTTTGCGTCGACGGCCGCGACGCCCGTGCCGTTGGAAACATTGAGGAAGCTGTCAGCAAAGTCCTGCGCGCGCTTCTTGATATCCTCCGCGCGCATGGAGGATGCGAACATCAAAAGCCAGCGGATGACGGCGCTATTCCGGATGGCCTTGACGATGCCCTGATCCGTCGTGGTGACGATCTCCATGAGTGGCACGATGGCCGGGGCGATGGGGTCGCCGAAGATGTCGTTTTCGTAAAAGTCCCCGCGCAGGTGGATGATATCGTCATAGGCAAACGTCAGGACGTTGCCGTTCTGCATGTAAAATTTCAGGTACAGATTCCCGCCTGCGTCGTAAACGGCGTCGGCCTGCATGGCCGCGACCGGGAAAATGGCGTTCGGCAGGCCGTTTTCATCCCGCAGGATCACGGCGAAGGCGTTGTTGTTGAGCACCAGCTGCGCGGCCAGCTTCTCCTGCAGCAGCTGGCCGGTCATGTACTGGTTCGGCTCTTCGAGCAGGAAGCGGATGTACGGCTCCGGGTTGACGGCGATCTTCCGCGTCTGGGCGGTGATGGTCTCCCGGATGTGCTTGGCCGTCAGCTTGCCGATGGCCTTGATCTTTGGCCGGATGCAGGCGCGGACGATATCGGACTGATACATTTTGCCGTTGTAGCTGTAAAAGCCATTCCCGCGCTCCTGCACCATCTGGACAGTCGAGACGCGCTTGGTCGTCGTGATATTCGTCAGGAGGTTTTTCAAAAATCCCATGTTGTCACTCCTAGAGCATACTGGTGTATTCCGCCTGCTTCTGGTCGTAGATCGTGTAGGCGTCGAGCAGGGCCGCCGTGCCGTCGATGCGACGCGTGGACTTGCTCGTTTTGTGCGGCTGGATATTGCCGTTTTTGTCCTCGTCGTAGGCGGTGTTTGCGAGGTTCCACTTGTCGATCGGGTGGTTGTTGTAAATAATGCGCTTGGATTCCAAGTCGTTCCCGCAGCGCTTCATGGGCTCGGACAGGGTCTTGACACCCTGATGCACGGCGATCATGGCCTCGGCCCCGAAATAGTCCGCCATGCTGTCCACCCAATAAGACGCAGACCACGCATCATACCCGATAAAGGGGATAAAAATATCGAGGTCTTCCTGTACCTCGATGAACCAGGCTTTGACGTCCTCATAGCGGATCTTGTTTCCCTCTGACAGGCGGAGCAGCCCGCGCTCATGCCACTTGTCGTAGGGGATCTTGTCCTCCGTGACGCGCTTTTCCAAAAGGTCCTGTGGCAGCCAGTACATCTGCAGCACAAACAGGATCTCCGGCAGCTCCGGCACTTGGAACAGCACCTTTGCCGCCGTCAGGTCTGTGGTCTTGGACAGATCCGCGCCGCCGATGCCGTAGCGTGGGTAGGACAGGACGCGCTCCTGCACATTCCCGTCCGCCATGTAATGCTGCCAGATCAGGCGGCGGTTTTCCCTGTCGAGCTGGAAGGTGTCGCGGTTGTCCAGCTGCTCAAAGTTGAGCCAGGCTTCGCTGGAGGTCTCGCGGATGTTGAAATCCTTGCAGACGAGGTTTCGGACGAGGGCCGGGTTTTTCTCCGCCCGCTCGACCCGCTCTTTGAGGGCCGTGTAGCTCTTGATTGTCCCGAGGCCCGGATTTGCCTTTTTCCAGCAGTCCGGGTCTGTCCACTCGCTGCGTTTGTCGAGCTCGTAAATAAACGCGATCCGGCGCGGGTCGTGGTACCCGTCCGGATCTTCGTAGCCGTTTATGATGCGCTCGGCCTCTTCGTATTTTTCGTCGTAGATGTCTTCTCGAATGGTGCCGGCTGTGGAGGTGATGAATCGCAGCGGCTGCGCGCGGGCCTGATCGCCGTCGGCAACGATGTCGTACAGCGGTCTGCCGTTTTTCCACTGATGGAGCTCGTCCATCATGGCCCCGTGGATGTTGAGGCCGTCGAGCGTGTCGCTGTCTGAGGACAGCGGCTTGAATACGCCGTCGTTATAATCGCTGTCCACCTCGCCGACCAGACAGCGCGTCCGTTTGCGTAGCGCCGGTGATTTCTGCACCATCCGCTTTGCTTCCTGCCAGATGATCTTCGCCTGGTCCCGCTTTGTGGCTACCGCGTAGACTTCCGGGCCTGCTTCGCCGTCCGCCAGCTGCAAATACAGGCCGACACCTGAGGCCAGCAGCGACTTGCCGTTTTTCTTGCCGACGATGAGGATGGCCTCTCGGTACTGGCGGTTTCCTTCAATGTCGATAAACCCGAAGACGGTCGCCAGCAGCGCTTTTTCCCATAGCTCCAGCCGGACGAGCTGGCCGCCCGCCTTGCCCTTGGAGTGGTGGCAGTAGTTTTCAAAAAATTCGAGGACGTGGTTTGCCCGGCGCGGGGAATAATAAAACTCGGAATCCGCGTTTTCAAGCTGCGCGACCACATGTCTGTAGGTCTTCTGCACCTTGAGGCTCACCGTTTCACGTCCGGACTGGATCGCGGTCCAGTATTCGAGGATCGGATTATACGTTTCTGGATAGCGCGTCACAGCTCATCACGCTCCCGGACAAAGCTTGCAAAGCCGTCGTCCTCCTGCTTCTGCGCGGTGTCCGGCTTCGGCAGGAGCGCCGTGAGCTGCTTGATGATCTTCTGGTAGTTCGCGTTCGTTGAGTTGTACGCCTGCCCGATCGGCCGGGCGCGGTCATAGGGCTCGAGCCGCTCCGACTGCTGGAATTTCTCTGTCCAGCCGTTTTCCCGCAGGTCGTCTGCCATGTCCTCGCACTCGATGCGCATAAAGGCTGCCTGATCGATGAGGCCTGCGACAGTCCCGGCCGCTTCCTTCGGCAGAAGCTTGTAGATCCTCCGGAGTCTGGTCTTCTCGGCGCGGATACGCTGTTCCTTTGTCTTTTCCTGCCTGTTCGCCACAAAAACCGCCTCCTTTTCGCGTGATTTTTGCCGTCTGTCCGCGCGTGCGCGTAGATTACTTATCGCCGCGCTTTTGTAGGGGGGCCTCGTGAACGTCCTGCGTATTCTTCCGAGG